TGGGGCAGGCGGGTATCGACCTGGTCACCAATCCGGCGCCGGGCGGCAACTACTTCGCCGCGCGCTTCGGACACAACTCGTCGAGCAACGCCGTGATCAACGGCGACAACTACACCCGGATGACGAACTACATTGCCTACACGCTGGCATCCGGCATGGGCAAGTTCGTCGGGAAGTTGCAGTCGCTTCAAAAGGACGATCCGACCCGCTCCGGCGCCAAGGCACAGGTCGATGCCTTCCTGGCCGGTATGAAGCAATCCACCTCCGGTACCGGCCTCGGCATGATCGACGACTTCTCGACGATCTGTGACCTGACGAACAACACGCCGAACCGCATCGCGCTCGGCTACATGCAGATGGACGTGAAGGTCCGGTACCTGTCGGTGGTCGAGAAGTTCCTGATCAACCTGGAAGGCGGGCAGTCGGTCCAAGTCGCCCGCGTTTCCACAGCCACGGCGTAAGCGCCTTTTAACCACAACAAGCCGCCTTCGGGGGGCTTTTCAATTTGGAGGCATCAATGCCAGTAGGCGGCCAAACCGTAGGTAAAGATATTCGCCTTGTCATCGTGACCGGGAGCGGGACACTTGATGTTCCACCAGCAGCCATCACCGGCTTTTCAGCGGCCCCGGAAAACCGCGTCGATCAACGTCAAGGTTTTGACGGCGAGACGCGGCACCTGGTGACGCCGGGCCCATGGAAGGGCTCGATCGACATCGACCGTTTCAACAGTGCGGTCGAGGATTTCTGGGCGCAGATCGAAGCGAATTACTACGCCGGCGTGAACACGCCATACGGGACGATTCAAGAAACGATTCAGGAGCCGAACGGCGGCATCACTCAGTTCCGCTATGAAAAAGTCTCGCTCGACCTGAAGGACCTGGGCTCGAAAACGGCTGACAAGGCGGTGACGATCAAGCTCGATTTCCACGCGTCGCGTCGCACGAAGATTCAATAACCAAGCACGGCGGCGATTCTGCCGCTGGCGCTTACCAATAAAGGAAAATCGATGTCCACAGTTGAGATCATCAAGCCATCCGACCAGATCGTCGCAGAGGCAAACCAGGTAATCGTTTTAGGCAGCGGCGTCTTGAAGGTAGGAATTAAGAACCCAGGACCGCTGGCACAGTTTGAGCTCGTCCGGATGATCGGCGCTGAAGCTGCGGCGAACACGACTTACGTGATGATGGTCATGCCGATGATGTGGGTTGTCGATATCAACGGCGAGCCGGTTCCGCGTCCGAAGACCCCGCGCGAGCTCAATGCCCTGATCCTCCAGCTGGGTCAAGAGGGTATTTCTCTCCTCTCGCAGCACTTCACTGAAATCGCCAAGCAGGACGACGGTGACGACGGCGCGGGTGACGCGGTAAAAAACTAGCGCGGAATCCCGAATTTCAGGAAATCTGCTTCCTGATAAAAAACGGGGTTCCGTTCGATGTGGCGCATAGCGTCGACGTCATCGTGCGTAAGGCATACGCGATCACCTTTCGCGAATTGAGCGGCGACAAATTCGAGTTCGAAACCGGAAAGTGGGTAGAGCCGACATGAGAGAGTTTCAAGATATCGGGTCGTTCATGCTGCATCTTGCTGCCATGCAGATTGCTGTGCAGCATGAAGCAGAAAAAGGCCTGGGCAAGGCGATCAAGATCATCACAGCCGCCGCGAAGGCGGAACTTGGTCACTATCTCGAACAGGTAGGGCCATTCCCGGCATGGGCGCCGTTGGCTGAAAGCACCCTGAAATATCATGAATCGATGGGTGTCGGCGAGTCGCCGTTGTTGGTGACCGGCGGGTTGTACGCCAGCATCAAGGATGAACACCAGGGTAACGAGGCGGTGTCCGGCACCGAGTCGGATATCGGCGCATACCAAGAGTTTGGCACGCGCAAGATTCCGCCGCGCCCCTTCATGGGTCCAGCAGCAATCACAAGCCAGGAGCGCATCGAGGCGGTCATGGGCGCGGCAGGTGTGAAGGGGATGTTGTACGGCACGGGCTCGTCCATGCTCCCGCTGTAATGGTCAGCCGAAGAACACAGCCTTGAAGACCACCAGCATGACAAGCAGGACAGCCACGCAGACGACTATCGCAATCAGGCTGACCGAGGCCAACAGGATTCGCATCGGCGCCGGCATCGAATACTTGAAAAACCGGGTCGAAGCCGCGTCGGCTGTGCGCTGATCGGCCGGCACAGGCCGCGCGCGCGGGTACTGCACCGAATCAAATCGATCCGCAGCCCATTCGTGGATGCGCGTAAATAAACTCATAGGATTTCCATGTTCGACGCCTACAAAGTCGCGGTGAAACTGTCGCTGGTAAACAATGTTAGCACGGGTCTGGCGGCGATCACCTCTCAGCTCGGCAGCGTCAACAAGGGCTTCATTTCTGCCCAGGGGAACGCGGCGCTGTTGGAAAAGCGCCTGATGAACATTAAGCAGCTGGCATTGGTCGGCGGCGGTATGGCTGCGCTCGGCTTCGGTGGCCTGGCTCTGCTGAAAGCACCGATTGAGGCCGCGCGCCAATACGAACTGGCTTTTACCAAATTCAAGACGATGAATTTGGGTGAGTCGGTGAACCGCCAGGCCGATCAGTTCGCGCGCAGCGCCAACGTCCTGGGCGTCTCGGCGAAAGAGCTGATGAGCACCATGGCCGAATCGGTGGGGTTGTTCGGCAGTTTCGACGTCGCCAAGCGGTTGTCGCCGCAGTTGGCACTATTGAATAAGGCGAACAGCTCGATTTTTGGCGGAAAGCTCGATCACCTCGATGAGGGCAGCACGCGCGCGCTGATGAAATTCATCGACCGCCGCGGTGGAACGCATGACGAGGCGACTTTCATGCGAAACCTGAATCTGGCGCAACGCATGGTGACGGGTTCCGGCGGATTTGTGAAATTCCGCGATCTCGACCAGTTCTCCCAGCAGGGCGGAACGGCTTTTCGAGGTCTCAGCGACGACGGCATTTTGAACATGTCGTTGCTGCTGCAGGAACAGGGCGGAGCGCGCGCCGGAACTGCCATGATGTCCATGTACCAGAACCTGATCGCCGGCCGCGGTACAAAGACATCACAAGCTGTTGCGGCAAGTTTGGGGCTGGGAAAGATCGTGCAGACCTCAATCGGCAGCGTAGGGGGTAAAAAGCAAACGCGAAATCACTTGGAACTCAACAGCGATTTTGCATCGTTGCTTCAGTCCGACCCTGCGTCCGCATTGCGGCAGTTCGTAATTCCTGCAATCCAAAAGAAGTACGGCGCTGACGTCAGCGACAACACGATTATCAAGGTCGTGAACGATATGTTGTCGAACCGGACTGCATCCGGCCAGGCATCCATCATGACGACCCAAGTTTTGCAGCTCATGCGCGATTCGAACCTTGCCCGGAATGCAATGGGTGTCGACCAAACGATCAACGCCTATAAGAACGATCCAAACAGCAAATTTGCGGAGCTTCAGGCTCGGTACAACGGCCTTATGGTCGAGCTTGGCATCAGCATCCTGCCGAGCGCGATCAAAGGTCTGACGTCTCTGATCGATCTGGTGAAAGCGATGACCAGCTTCACCCAAAGCTATCCGGGGCTCACGCGGGCACTGGCAGTTGGATTCATCGGTCTGTCCGCCGCCATGGCTTTCAGCGGTAGCGTCCTGTTGCTGACCGCTGGCTTTCGAGGTCTTGCGCTGGCAACGAGTATCCCGGGTCTCGCCGGCGTGTCAGGCGGCTTCGCTGCGATCGGGAGGGCATTACTATTCCCCGGTGTTGGTGCCGGAGGAGCTGCCGGCCTGGCGACGCTTGCTGGCTCACTCGGTGGCGTCGCTGCCGGCATGCTGGTGCTTTATGGTGCGACCCAAGCTCTGTTCAGCGCGCTTGACTGGCTACTGCCAAATAAGGTCGATCCCAAGACTGGACGCAAGCGAGCCGGTCGTAGTTCCTTTGTGGTGCCTGGTTGGGATGAGAATAAAGCAAAGGAAAGCGCGACCGATCCGCATGCGGGCGAACACTTTGTTCGCAGCGGCCGCGGCGGGTACTGGGTAAAGAACGACGCGAGCGTTGCGCCGTCCTCCGCCATCAAGGCGCCGACTACTATCAACAACACGATCGTGATGCCGGATGGCCAGGTGCTAGCGAGAGTCGTGACCAAAGAGCAGGTGAAGGCAGGGGCACGCCCGCCAACCGGCCCGAATTCCTTCGATGGATCAATGAACCCCCGTACTGTAGGCGGTCGGTAAAAATGGCAGATACAACTCTTTATCTCGGTGATTTCCAGTTCACCGGGATGGAGGTCCCTGAGCGCATTCCGCTCGGCGGGTCTCAGGCCATGGTCATTCACAAGTTCCCGGGTGGTGCGCGCGCCATCCGCACGATGGGGCGCGACGACGATCCGATCGAGTGGAGCGGCATTTTCACAGGCCAAACCGCGCTGGAACGCGCCCGTTACCTGGACACGCTGCGCGTACAGGGCAATGCGCTGCCACTGACTTTCTTCGACTTCTCGTACAGCGTGGTCATCCGCCGTTTCCGCTTCAACGTGGAAAAGGCATATCGGATCACGTTCACGATCGAGCTGGAGGTGGTCAAGGACTTTACCCAGCCGCAGGATAGCTTTCCACTGTCTGATTTTGATACGCCTATCGGAGAGGATTCGGCGACGGCACAGGGCCTGGGCGCCGAGATAGGCGACGGCACATTATCCGACCTGCTGAACAGGATGGACGACGCCATCAAGCAGGTTTCCGACTTTGCCAAGGCGACGCAGGAGACGATCAACAGCGTGTTGGCGCCTGTGACGGCCGTCGTTGCGCGTGTCAACACGTTGATCGCAAGCGCCACCAACACGATTAACAACGTGACGACGCTGGGCGGCATTCTGCCAAACAACCCTATCGCGCAGCAAG